CTAGACTGGCGTAGGCTGGCACCTGAACTGATCGGACTATACAAATATGGCGGGTCAACAGAAGCCACCTAGGGACCTGAAGCGCGGTGGACGCGGCCGAAGACTTTGGAAGGCTGTGACAGTGGCGCTTAGCTTGGACGAGCACGAGGTGAGCTTGTTGCATGAGGCGTGTCGCTGCCTGGACCGGCTCGACATCCTCGACGAACTCACCCGTGCCGGCGCCGTGTTGAAGGATGGCCGAATGGCGCCGTGGCTTATCGAAAGTAGGCAACAACAGCTCGTTTTCTCGCGACTAATTGCGAGTTTGAGACTGCCGGAAGACCTGTCGGCGCCCGAGGTCCGCCCCCAGCGTCGCGGCGGTAGCAGAGGCATTCATGCTTTTCGAGTCATGCGGAGGGACACATGAAATCAAAGGTAGTCAGCAAAACCCTATTCATGCCCGAGCAACGTGAGCAGTTACGCCTCCTACTCGCCGCCGTCGACCCCGACGCCGACGAGCACGCCCCGGCGTTCCTGGCGCTTCTTGACGCCTGGGAGCAAGTCAAGGCGCCGTGGAATCTGATGCCAACGGTGAAGGCGTACAGGTGTCATGGCGGCTCTTGGCTGACGGCGGGCGTCAACGAGGTGCTACGGGCCATCTACACCCACATCGGCGACACGACTTCCGCGTTGAACGCCTACAAGCGGGATATTGGAGGCTGACCGTGCCTGACCAGCACCTCGTTTGCGTCAACTGTGGAAGCGGCTTCGTTTGGAGTGAGCGGGAGGCGGTATGGCTGCGGAAGCGGCTGGTGAAGGTGTTCGCCGAGTACGAGCCGCCGTCGAGATGTCAGCTTTGTCAGGCAAAGGCGCAAGTCGCGAAGAAGAGCGACTATCGCATCGTCGACTGCGCCGTCTGCCACCTGCCGTTTGCCTGCCCGCCGTGGCTACGGCGCGAACCCGTGCGCTGCCGCAGTTGTATGGAAGGGAAACGACGATGAACCCTGACCCCCTTGCGTGGTTAAAAGACGTTGACCTTGACGGCATGGAGGGCGACTGGCGAGAGGCCAAACGCCCGATTGAAAACAAGGAATGGGAACGGCAACGCCAGATTATCATCGGTGAGATGGAGCGCATCGTCGCCGACCCCCGCTTCCGGGACGCGCTCGGCGCCGTCGCGTTCCTGGGCGTGGAGATGAACCTGACGCGTGAGCCGACGGTCCGCCAAGATGCAGTCGTCCGGGCGGGTATCGCCGGGATGATCCGACTGGTCGCCAGGATGTCCCCGACGCTCCGTCACACCCTCGGCCCCGATAGGCTGGCGGCCTGGGTCTTCGCCCTGATTGACGCCCGCGTCCTGAGTGCCCTGGGCAAGGACGGCGACGCAGCTGAAACTTTGGCTGAGGTAACGGGCAGACTACGCCTCCAACACCCAGCGCCGGATAATTCTTCTGACCTTCTGACCGGCGGCAAGGCCATCGTACCCGCCGACGCGACAGAACATCACCGTCGCCAAGTCCGCGACCTCCAGCGAGCACGTCGGGAACCCGGCAAGGCGGGGGCAAAGAAGGGTTCTCATCACGCGAAGAAGCGCCCGCCCCTACCGCCGGCGGTAGACTGTGAGCGGGCCGTGACCCTCTGGACCGACATGGGGATAAAGGAATCCCTAGCGAAGCTCGACCCCTCCCTACGGGCACCGGCCCTCGTCCTCCTGACCGGGCAGCTCTACCGCCGTCTATACCCCGACGATCAATCTGCCTCCCCGGACGAGATGTGCACCCGCGTCAAGGTGATGGTCAAGCGGGGTTATCGCCTCCTCGGACTACCCCCCGACTAGAACTCCCAAGATAGCACTACCCGAAATCATAGCCTCAATTTCGCGCTATTCCGAGGCGTCGGTTCCTCCTTTACGCTAGTTCTAGCGGGCGCGTGTGCGCCGCCTAGCAATTAGCGATTAGACCCGGCAACGGGAGGAGGAAAGACAATGGCAAAGTACACAGGCGACGACGGAAACACAATCACTACAAAGCAATTCACAGCCGAGGTCGCCGAGGGAATTCGTGCGCTCAAGAGCAACCTGCGCGACGAGATACTCGGCGAGATGGGCGTCCAGAAGGTCAACCGTCCCAATCTCGGCGGTGCCACGCTCGCCAGAGCGCAGGCAAAGCCCGGCGCGACCTTCGACGGAATGTCGTTCGGTGACTTCGTAAAGGCAGCCAGCCCAGCAGCGCGTCAGCGGGGCTGGACCCCCGAGATTCGCGACGCAATGTCTTCAATCGACCCAGCGGGCGGCGGGTTCCTAGTGCCTGACGCATTCCTTGACGATCTTCTGGGCTTGGCCCTGGAGACCGCCGTTGTCAGGCCGCGAGCCCGTGTCATCCCGATGTCGAGCGCGAGCTTGTCGGTCCCAGTAGTCGACGCCACGAGCAACGCCTCCAGCGTCTTCGGCGGATTGACGGCGGTGTGGAGTGCGGAATCGGCGAGCCTTGCCTCTGATGAGCCGGTGTTCGGCCGAATCCGTCTCGAGGCCTCCAAGTTGACATTGACAACTTATGTCCCGAACGAGCTTTTGCAGGACTCCGGCCCGGCACTCGACGTGATACTAAGGAGCCTCTTCAGCGAGGCGATAGCCTGGTACGAGGACAGCGCGTTCTTGACCGGGAATGGCGTCGGCCAGCCCCTCGGCGTCCTCAACAGCCCGTGTTTGGTGACGGTGACGAAGGAGGGCGGGCAGACCGCCGACACAATCGTGTGGGAAAACGTTGTGAAGATGCACTCGCGGATGCTGCCCGGTTCTCACGGTCGCGCCGTGTGGCTGGCACATCCGTCTTGCTTCCCCGAACTCGCCACGATGAGCCTGTCGGTAGGCACCGGCGGCTCGGCCCTTTGGCTGCAGAACGGTGCGGCCTCCGAACCGCTGACCATCCTTGGCCGGCCCTTGATCTTCACAGAGAAGGTTCCCCCGATCGGTGGGGCCGGAAGCGGCAAGGACTTGTCGTATGTAGATTTCGGGTATTATTTGATCGGAGATAGAATGCAGATGTCGCTGGAGGCGTCGCCGCACGCTCGATTCACGAATGATGAGACAGTTTTTCGGGCGATACTCCGGTGCGACGCGAGAAGCTCACTTTTGTCGGCGATAACACCCGCGAACGGGTCCGACGCCTTGTCGCCGGTAGTGGTGCTCGGTGAGCGCGGTTAGCTAGAGTTTCTGAAGGCTGGATGAGATAGCATCGCCTCCAGTTCTTCGGGGTTCTGTGGTAGGGGGACAGTCGTTTCTCCTGCGGCTGTCCCCCAATGAAAAGGAGTCTCGATTATGGCCGACACGATGACTTGGGCTTTGCGCCGGGGTGTGCCGAATATCCTTGAACTCTTTGACGGCGGTGAGCCGGCAAAGAGCCTCACGGATCTCCGAACACAGCTCGATAGCCTCACTGCCTCGGACCGCCTACTGGTCTGGATCAATTCGGCCTGCGGCAGTTTTGAAAGGGGCCTCGCGATATATCGAATCCTTGACGACTGCCGGGCCTGGACGCGGATCCTCATTCAATTCGCGGCCGGCGGCGCCGCTGTGGCGGCGATGAGCCGAGCTTGGCCTGACAGGTTCATCTGCCCCGACGGCAGCTTTTGGGTGCATGCGCCCAATGTTGACTGCATCGGGAACCCGGCGACCCTAGTTGAGGGGCTGGCCGACTTGACCTACGACATCTGCACCATCTTTGTAATCAACCTCGACAACGGCGGCGACTTGGAGCCGTGGCGCACTAGGATGGAAGAAGGCCACTACTGGGCGGGCGAGGATGCTGTCAAGCGCGGCATTGCCCGCGCTATCTCGACCTTGAACGAGCAGAGTAAGGCGTGGAAACCGTGGGTCGCGGCCCCACAGGCGCATTCTATAAAGCAACAGCTCGCCCCAGCAACCTAGATATTTTTTGGCGGGGGCTGCGGCTGTTCGAGACGCCTCTGCGGCCTGCCGCCCCCGCCTCAATACGTGGATGCGATGTTGCTCTTACAGGCCTGCCCAAAGTGTCGAACGGGCACCCTCGTTCCCGACCCCGAGGATGACAACACCTTCTGTATCAACTGCGGCTATGTCCAATGGCCGGCGGGAACCCTAGAGGCGTCAAGAGCCGACGCCGCCCAGCTCACCGCAGCACTGGCCCGCCCCCGTGGGCGGTATGCCCGGCGGCAGCAAAGCGCCCCCCAGTGTGATACTACTTAGCCCCTGAAAACCGTCAGAATCGGCCCGTAGCGCCTTGCGTATCGCCGCCACCTTGATCTGCTGTAGGGCCAATTTGGGGTATCGCACCACCACGCGGGTCTCTTTTCCTTGCTAGCGGTTTACAAGGAAAAACGTCCTCCTTACTGACAAGGCGGGATGTCCGTCTCTATCGACGGCGTGGGCGCCGGTGGCTGCTCGATGTCCAGCCGTCGCGTGGCGCTGGGGTGCAACACCACATCGGTCAGGTCCCCGCCGCCCAGGTGGGCCACCAGCGGACCCGACAGCCACGCCCACGACCACTCGCCCGATACCCTGACGTGCTCGTCGTCGACCATGCACACGATCACGTCATCGGCGTTCAGTAGGCCCAGGCTATGGTCGGCGGCGTATGCCTGGACCGTCGCCACGGGTACACCAGCGGCCCCCTCTATCGCACCGATACGCACAGCATCGTCTAGGGTAGCACGGCGGATAAGTAGTAGCCCCACATCCAACAGCATGAACAAGAGGAGCATCATAATGGGCGCAATCACAGCAAACTCAATGATGGCCTGGCCTCGTTCCCTCATGGCAGCGCCTCCCTTGTGGGGTTAGGCGTCGGGGAGGGTATCGAGCGATCCTTCGCCCTTCCCCATTAAGCAGCGATGGTCGACCGGGTATCTCAACCCAGAAGTGCCGACGGCTCCCCGACGCCAACTCAGGGCCGGGGGCCCGGGGGCCGCTTGCTGCGACATCCTAGTGGCGGACGAGGACGGCCCCCGGACATTCCCAGCTTGGATCGGCAACCTCAAGGGCGCACACTGAGAAGCCGAGGGCCAAAACGCCCCTGAGATACCGATCCACGCCGGACGATACGCCCGCCGGAGCGCTGTGTCAAGGGGCTGCAACGCATAGCTGTGGAGTCTACCCCTGCTGACATACTTGACAACTAGCTCCTCAAGCGTCGGCGGTAGATCGGTAACACGATGTGACCGATCTGGCCCAGGCGGGTGTTTGTCCATATCCCGTAGCAACTCCCCACAGCGCCGTTCGGCCAGCATCTTGATCTCAGCCGGAGACTCTGCCACAGTGGCGGAAGTTGACGATCACCCTACCCCGCTGTCTACCCCATCTATTCTCAAAATAACCCTATGACATACTTGACACAAGGCCACCCTTGTGTGTTATAATGTTACTAGACACAGAGAGGCGTGGGGGCAGGGGTACAGAAGGGAGACGACGATGGCAGAAGAGGGCGGATGCCCAAGCGAAGACGAGATGCAAGCCGAAGAGACGATAGCGACCCTGGAGGCCACCATCGAACGGCTGGCCGGTGAGAAGGCCGATCTCCTGTCGGCGCTGAAAGAGGCGCTGTGGCATCTGAGCGGCGCAACGGAAGGCCGAACGCGCATCAGGACCGACGAATTGCTACCCGCGATCCGCGCTGCTATCGCTAAGGCGGAAGGAACGGCAGAGGGAGCCCGCTGTCCCAACTGCCGACAAGACATCCCGGCAGAGTACGACCCTGATATGTGCGTCTTCGGGAGACACCCGAGAAAGGCAACATCATGACTACACCCACGATCAGGGAAGATTGGGAGCTTCACCTCTACGCCAACATGAGGGCAGCGGACGGTACACAGCCCTCCTCCGACTGGCAAGCCTGGAAGGAAAACATCTGGGATCAAATGGCCCGCCAATTCCACTGCCACCCCGGCCTTGCGCCCCTAGAGCAGCATATGAAGCGCAGCAAGGCAGAGAAGAGGTGTATCGAGTGCGGTGAGCCGGGCACCGTCCAACAGCCGTCGGTGCTGATCAAGAGCGTATCGCACTACTACTTCTGTCAGGAGTGCGCCGACTATTGGGAGCACAAGAATGACTAAGGTAGGGGTGTACCTACGGATCAGCGACGATAAAGACGGGCAGCAGATGGCCACCGAGCGCCAAGCCGAAGACTGCCGGCGCTATGCTGCAACGAAGGGCTGGGAAGTCGCCGATGTGTTTGAGGACATCGACACGTCGGCCTACCAGCCCAAGAGCAAGCGGCCCGAATTCGAGCGGATGCTAGAGGCCGTGCGCACCCACGCCATAGACGGGGTTCTCAGTTGGCGCATGGATCGCATATCCCGCCGACAACGCGACCTCGTGCGGCTGGATGAGATGTGCGAAGCCGCCGGCGGGTTCATAGCGACCGTGGTGGAGGGCATCGACACCCGCCAAGCGAGCGGTAGGTTTGTGGGGGAATTGCTGGTCAGTATGGCCCGGATGGAATCGTCGAATACCAGCGTGAGAGTGAAGCGAGCCGCAGAGGCAGCGGCCAAAGCAGGGAGACCATCCCCAGGCGGCTGTCGAGCGTTCGGCTACACCCTGGACCGCACGGCGATCATCCCCCAGGAAGCCGATCTCATTCGCGAGGGCGCCCGTCGAGTACAAGCGGGGGAAGGCGTCCGGGGCATCTGTTTGGACTGGGAACGGCGGGGGATCGTATCGCCCACGGGGAAGCCGTGGCAGCAAAGCCCACTCCGACGTGTCCTTGCGAGCGGCCTAGTCTCCGGGCAGAGAGACTACGGGGGGAACCTGACCCCCGGCACATGGCCGGCGATCCTGACCCCCGAAGACACGGCCAGCCTACGGGCGATCCTCAGTAACCCCACTCGCCGGAAGATGACGGGCAACGGCAGAGCCTACTTGCTTTCGGGCTTCTTGCGATGTGGTCGCTGTGGTGGGCGTCTAGCTGGCAGGCCCCGCTCGGATCATACCAAAAGGTACGTGTGCGCCGTAGGGCCGGGCCTCCCGAACTGTGGCAAGATCGCCCGGATAGCGGCGCCCGTAGAAGAGGTTGTAGTAGAGGCGGTATTCATGGCCCTGGACGGCGCGGACCTCAGAGAGTACGTTGAGAAACCCAACGGCCACGCGCAAGAGATGGTGCTGGCCGCTATCAAGGATGATGAGGCGGCGCTAGAGGAGGCGAGCAAGGACTATTACACAGAGCACAAGATCACCCGCGCTGAGTTCTTCGCCGCCCATGACGTTCTACAGGGACGGCTAGAGAGCAACCGGGCATCGCTGGCAAAGGCCAACGGGCACGCCGTCCTCAAGGACATCCTCGGCGCCGGTGAACTGCTCCGCCGACAGTGGCCCTCAAAGAACATCGACCAGCAGAGGGCCATCATCGCCGCGCTGGTGGATCACATCATCGTCGAGCCCGCGATCAAGGGCAAGAACATCTTTGACCCTGACCTCATCCGCATCATCTGGCGATTCTAGAAAGCATCGTTTTGCAATGTCAGGTAGCAAGCTATTGACAAACTAACTGAAAAGGTGTATAAGTGGATTACAACTAAATAGGGCGCGTCTGCGGGGGTCCGCAGGAAGGGTGCCGGTGGTACCCGAGCGCGACTGCGAATAGCCCTAACCGGCCCGTTCGCGGAAATGAAGTCCTCGGCGAGGATGCTGAGGGCTTTTTTTGTTACCCTCGAAAGGAACAGGCGCACACATGGATAGTGAACAGGCTCTTCGTCTCCGACTTGAAATGGTCCTCCGCGACCGAGGCCCCGCCGCCGTAGCTCGGGCTGCCGGCATTGGCCTGTCAACCCTCAGCCGAGTTCTCCACGGGAAACAGCAGCCAAGCGACGCCCTAGTCAAGCGCATCGAGGCGGCGATCCGCCAAGAAGAGGCGGTGCCGCATGATGACTGAGCTTGACCGCAAGCAGCTCGCCGAGAAGGTACGCAGGGAACGCCGCGAGCAAGGCTTGCCGCCCACGGTAGAGGACCCGTCGGCACTCCGGCGGATCGCCGCCTTGCTGACGAATGGGGGTGGCGATGATGGCGGAAGATGAGAACGCCGCCGTTGAGAGCGGCGGCGCCATCGAAGAGAACGGTGCAGGAGACGACCTACACCCCAATACTACCCCATCGCGAGCTATCCCGTCAACCTTAACGGCTGCTCTCGCCTACGCCGAACGCGGCTGGGCCGTCTCTATCGTCGAGCGCGGCGGCAAGGCACCTAACACCCGGCTGATGCCCCACGGCCACCTGAGCGCGAGCAAGGACCCGGACGTTATCGGCGGCTGGTTTGCCCAATGTCCGAACGATAACTTGGCGCTGGTGACGGGCGAGACGGCTGACCGGCTGGGCCTAGACGCCGACGCGGACAAGGGCGGCCTGGAGACGCTGGCACAGCTCACCAAAGAGCATGGCCCCCTGCCCAAGACACCGATGGTACACACTGGTGGCGGCGGGATGCACCTGTACTTCCGCTGGCCGGTAGGCGTGACCGTCACGAATGGGCCACTGGCCGGGCTTCCGGGCCTAGAGGTGAAGGGCAACGGAAGCGGACTTGTCGCCCCGCCGTCCCTCCACAAGAGCGGGGTGCGCTACCAGTGGAACCGTAAACTGGGTCCTGACATTCCGCTCGCCGATCCGCCCGAGTGGCTGCTAGAGCGACTTCGGGAAAACGGGCATCGAGCAACTTCGGCAACTGTTGCCGAAGTGAGGGCCGTGGAGGAATCCCCCCATCTCACTGACACCGGCAACGCCGAACGCTTCCGCCGGCTACATGGGGAGGATGCCCGATGGTGTGAACCCCTCGGCGGATGGCTTCTGTGGGATGGCTACCGCTGGAGAGCGGACACCGGCGGCATGGTGCTGGAGCTGGCTAAGGAAACCGCACTCACGATCTACGGCGAGGCCGCCGAAGCGAAGAGCGAAGAGGAGCGCAAGGCGAAGGCGAAGTGGGCGATGGCCTCCGAATCGCAGGCGCGGCTCGATGCCATGCTGTACCTTGCCCGATCTCTTCTCCCTGCTGAACCCGGCGACTTCGACGCCGATCCTTGGCTGCTGAACTGCGCCAATGGGACCATAGACCTCCTGAATGGGAACATTCATCTGCCCCGGCGCTCCGACATGATCACTATGTCGGCGCCCGTCAACTATAGCCCCGATGCCCACGATGATGTACTGGATCATTTCCTAGAAGACGTCACCAGCGACGATAGCGAGCTGGCAACCTACCTCCAGCGGGCCGTGGGCTACTCCCTCAGTGGCGACACCCGCGAAGAGGTCTTGTTCCTGCTACTCGGCCCCACGGCTACTGGCAAGAGCACCCTACTTGAAAGCGTAGCCGAGATGATGGGCGACTACGCCTTGAAGCTCCCTATCGACACGTTTCTCCAGCGGCGGGATGCCGGCAGCGCACGGCCAGATATAGCACGGCTACGGGGCGCCCGGTTCGTGATCGCGCTGGAGGCGGGCAAGGGCCGACACCTGGACGAACCCGCCGTCAAGGAGATCGTAGGCGGCGACACCGTATCCGCCCGCTTCCTCTACCACGACCTCATAACCTTCCGCCCCGTCTGCAAGCTGTGGCTGGGCTCCAACTTTGCGCCCCAAATGAACAATCTCGACTCGGCGATCTGGAGACGGGTCCGGCGGATACCTTTCGAGCGTGGCTTCGGCGACAAGCTGGACCCGAAGATAAAGCTCCACCTGCGGCGTAACCCACGGGCGCGATCGGCGCTGCTGGCGTGGGCTGTCCGCGGCTTCCTCGACTGGCAGCGTGATGGTCTAGGCCACGCGGCTATCGTCGATGCCAAGACTTCAGAACTTAGGGCCGAGATGAACCCAATCGGTGAGTTTATCGATGCCGTTTGCGTCCTGGGGCGCGGATACGTCGCCGACGCAAAGGGACTTCGCACCGCCTATGAGACGTGGGCGAAAGACAACGGGGCTCGACCCATTGTCAACAAGGACTGGGGCGAGCAGCTCCACGATCTCGGCTGTGAGTCGCGACGTGTGGCCCAGGACGGCAAGCAGCGAACTATGTGGTATGGCGTGGGGCTTTTGACCGAGGGCTAGATACGAAAATGCAGGACGATGCACAACGAATGGCTTTTTCGGGAAACTTTCTACGCGAGATTTTATAGGAAAAATTTATGGGAAATGGCGATCCTACTGCATCGTACTGCAAGTCAGATACGAAAAACTGTTAATGAGACTCTACAAATTACTGCGCGCAGCAACCTCAGCTACACCCATATGACAGAGGAACCCAAGATGACAGTCAAGCTACTGCGGCAGCAACGTGAAGCACTGATAGCGAGCAAGGCATGGGAGCGCCCGCTACCGGGGGGGCCGGATACCCCTTTGGCATCTTACGGATATATCGTATGCGGTACCGCTGACGGACCAGATCGCCGCTTAG